CATTTGGTGTGCCGAGTATATGCAAGATCCAATCGAGGCAATCGGGTTGTTGTTCCCGAAATCGGAGCTTAACCGATTTAAATTGGCTGATATTGAGGGCAAGCAACCGGACGGTGTTATCGGAGCTACCGATGTGGCTGACGAGGGAGACGATGATTTCTGTGCTCCGATTGCCAAGGTATTCGGTACGAAGTATTTCATTACCGATGTGCTGTTTACGAAAGATAATGTCGAGATCACCGAACCGAAGTTGGTTTCCTTGATCCTTGATACTCGTTGCGACAATATGCGTATCGAGAGTAACAACGGTGGTCGCATATTCGCTCTCAATGTTCGTAAGGCGGTAAAGGCAAAGAACGAGAAATGTATCATTCAAGCGAAACCTACAACGGCCAATAAGGATACACGTATCTTGTTGAAGTCTGGTTGGATTAAGAAGCATTGTTATTTCTTGGAAGAAAGCGAGTATAAGAAAGGTTCGGATTACGACCGGTTTATGAAAGCTTTGACCAGCTATAAGAAAGAGGGTGGTAACAAGCATGATGATGCGCCGGATGGTATGACGATCCTTGCCGAGAATGTAGAGTTTATTGGGTTGTGCAAGGCTAACTCTGTACGTCGGGTAGCAAGAGGGCGATAAGTGGTAAAATGAAAGTGTTTTTTCGATATTTGTGACACGTGTTAGATAAAATCCCGATATTTTTCTGCCACATACTTGCGTTTTGATATGTGTTCTCGGTTTTTATATTTCAAAGTGAACTTGTTTAGACTGGCCGTATTGACAGCGAAAAAACATTTGCTTTTATATTTTAGCATAAAACAATTATGCCAAGTATAAGCGAAATCCTTGCGAATGAAGACTTCGGACAGGTAGTCAGTACGTTATGTGTCGATACGATTGAATACCGGGAACCAAGAGAATATTACAGAGAATACCACGGTGAGCGCCGGCGACGTAAAACCTCTGTCGGCTGGCGTGAACCGAAACGACTGGCGGTTTATTCGGAGACATTGAAGGATAAGAATGGGGCACCGTTACGATTGGAAGACAAGATTGTCGATGTGGCACGTATCGTTACCAACTTCCCGAAAAAGGTGGTGCGTACCTCTGTCGCCTTCTTGTTTGGCGGGCAAATGACGATTACGGGAACAGATCAGAACGATGGTTTCCAAGAGTTCAAACGTGTATGGGAACGCCGATTGAGAATGCAATCCGTCTTGAAGTCGTTCGCCCGTAAGGTGCTTTCTGAAAGTAAGGCTGCTCTTGTATTCTATCCGTGTACTTTCAAAGGATTAGACGGCAAATTGATTACGGAGTTAAAAGTAAAAACACTTTCTGTTCCCCGTAATGAAAATACTTTCTCTGAATTTTATCCCCATTTCGACGATAACGATGATATGGATGCCTTTATCCATCGTTACCAAGTGAACTCTAATGGTATGATCCGGAACAGCTGCACGATTTGGATGGCGGATAAGATTATTACGGCTATCGATGAAATGGGTGGCTGGGCGATAAAAGAGGTTCCCAATCTATTTGGGAAGATTCCGGTTGTGTATGCCGATGTATTCCAACCTGAATGGGACGAAGTAGCCGGCATTATGGATGCACGGGAAATGCGTTTGTCCCGTATGGCTGATACGAACGACTACTTTGCGGAACCGATCTTGAAAACGTATGGCAATTCGGATTTACCCTCTAAGGAAACAACCGGGAAAGATATCAACTTCCCAATCACAGTCGATGAAGTGTCCGGCAAGGAGTATCATGGAGATGCGGACTATCTGACGTGGACCGGTTCCCAGCCATCTGTGGACAAAGAATTGGAAGAAACGAAGAGTGAACAGCTTGCCGGGACATCCACGCCGGATCTTTCTTTTAACAATTTGAAAGGTATCGGCAACCTGTCCGGTGTTGCCCGTAGATTCATGCTGATGGATACCACTATCAAGGCGAGTGAGAACATGGAAACATTCGGTCCGGTCGTACAACGTTGTGTGTCGGTCGTGTTGGCCGGGATATGCAATATTACCAACATCAAGTATCGTTCTCAATTGGTGAACAACCTGATCGATGTGGAATTTGGTTCTATTTTGCCGGAAGATCTGTCCGAGACGTTGCAAACTCTGTCCCTTGCCAATGGAGGTAAACCGATCAACGCTCAACGCACGGTTACGGCTCATTCTCCTTTGACGGAAGACTTGGATGAAGAAATGAAGCTGATGGAGGAAGAGGAAGATACAGCAGCGCAACGCAATAAGATGATCGGCTTAACAATGGGATATGGAGAATGAAAGAACTATCATTTCATGAGCGACAATTCCTGCAATGTCTGTTCCGGCAACAAGGTAGCATAAAGTATTCGTTTGACGAGTTTGTCCGTAGGATAGGACCTCTTTTGGCTAAATGGTCGGATCATGGAGGTGACCGTGTATGGATAGGCAACGCTACCATAGAGAAGCAAATCGAACGTCTGTTGGATGACCTGCATACGCAGCTCGTAAGCAATATATCCAATACGGTTACCGATGTATGGAATTTAGGCAATAGGAAAGCGGATGAACTGGTAACAGGTTATATCAAGGATATGGCCATATCCAGAACGTTGAAGGATAAGATGTTTTCCAGAAGTGCAGATGCGCTGAATACCCTGTTGAAACGTAAGGATGAATTTGGTAAAACCATATCCTCCCGTGTCTGGGATATAACGGACGGAGCTAAGGATAATTTGGAATATTATCTTTCTTCGGGTTTGTCCTCTGGTCGTCCGGCAGCGTTGATCAGCCAAGATATACGGCAATTACTAAACGAACCCAACCGTCGTTTCCGCCGTGTAAGGGACGCAAATGGCAAATTGGTCCCATCCCAGCCGATGAAAGATTATCATCCGGGGCAGGGTGTTTATCGCTCGTCTTATAAAAATGCTCTTCGCTTGGCTGCGACGGAAACAAATAAAGCGTTTCGTACTGCCGACTACGAGCGTTGGCAGAATATGGATTTTGTGACTGGTATAGAGGTGGAGCGTTCGCCGACGAATCACGGGCCGTGTCCTGTGTGTGATGCCAAGGCTGGCAAATATCCGAAAGATTTCAAGTTTACCGGATGGCATCCGCACTGTATATGTGTGGCTACACCGATTATGATGGATCATGAGGAGTTCGCTGAATGGTTGCTTCATTAAAGAAAATGAGGGCAACGGGGATTCTGTAGTAAAGTGGCAGTTTACAGAATACACCCGATGCCCTCTAAATTGTTTACTCAATTGCCACGTAATATCTCTATTATACTTTCGCTTTTTGTGCCTGTAGTTTCGAATTTAACTTCTCAGCCTCCTTTTGCATGTTCTCGGAAGCGTGCTTGATGTAGTATAGCATTCCTTCGGTTCTTCCTATCTCTCGACCGGAATTGAATGCGGCTTGCAGTTCTGGAGTGGAGTACTTGCCCATTTCGGAGGGTTGGGCCGTCCTTTTGCCGTTACTATTGTTGGCGGCATTGGATTTGTTGGAATTGATAGACATAATAAATATAATTAAAAAGGTATTTGTGCCTTTCCTGCTGTCTATCACATTCCAACGGATGCTGTGGTTCTATTACGGTTCCACACAGGGGTACACAAATACCTAATGTTATTATACAATTAATGTACGGGCATAAAATATGCTCGGCTTTGTTTATGCGAGCGAATTTTACCCGCATCCGTTAGTTAAATATGATAGACATCGCAAATATGAGGACTTGTTTTTGAATATACAAATATTTCTTTGTTATTTTGTAGTTGCAACTGTTGATGGACTCGACTTTCTCACCGGAGGTTGCTATCATCAAGATAATTAAAAAAGAGAGGTTAGAAATCTCCGTGAGGGAGGTTTACTCTCCGTCATCAAGATAGGATAGTTATTAATTTGATTATTCTAAATAATATGGAAACATTAGTTTCTTTTATTTTGTCAATAGCAGAATCGGTTATTGCACATTATATTATAAAGATGATAGATAAATATCTTGTAGATAAATAAAAACTGAAAAGTTTTAGCCTGTGGACGTGTCCACGGGCTTTTTTTATGCACGAAACTTTCTTCCCCTCCCTTATATTTTAAACAGAAAACTCTTATGACAATTTTAGATTTAATCAAGGCGGCATGTAAGACAAAAGGCGTGCCGGAGAAGTATGTGGAACGTATTCAGAAAACGTTCAAGATTGAGAAAGCCGAGGGGATGGAGGCTTTCGTGGACCTGTTCAAGGATAATATTCTTCCGGCAATCCAAGAAGCGGAGAATGAAGCTAAGACTAC